TCCCCCTCTGCGTCGATTCACTCCCGAAACCTACCCCAGGACAAGACTTATGGCCAGACCGAAGAGCGCAGATCCGGCCAACAGCCGTGAACAGAAGCGTCTGGCGGACGTCGAGCGGTCCCGCGAACGGACCCGAAAAGGCTCCGACATCGGCGAAATCCCGCCGGTGGTCAACCGTACACGCCGCGATTCGTGTGGGAAAAGCCTGCTACTTTTTCTTACCACCTACTTCCCCTACAGCACCGGCCTCTCGCCGTTCAGCGACGACCACAAACGCGTGATCGGCCGCATCGAAGACTGTTCAACGCGTGGCGGCCGGTTCGTCAACGCGGTCTACCGCGGCTTCGCCAAGAGCACGATCTCCGAGCTCGCACTGCTGTGGGCCGTGCTCTACGGCCACCGGTCTTTCGGCGCGATCTTCGCGGCCGAGAGCGACCTCGCGGCCAAAGCGATCAACAGCATCCGCACCGAGCTCTCCGACAACGACCTGCTCTACGAAGACTTCCCCGAAGTGTGCCACGCCGTGCGTGCCCTGGAGGGCAAAGCCCAGCGGTGCAACTCGCAGACGCACGCCGGCAAGCGAACGCACATCCAATGGAAAAAAGACACCCTCGTGCTCCCGACGATCGACGGCTCGCCGTCAAGCGGTGCGATCATCATGAGCCGCGGCCTCACCGGATCGATCCTCGGCCTCCGCTGGAAGACGCCCGACGGCCGGCAGCTGCGTCCCGACGTTTGCATCGTGGACGACCCGCAGACGCGCGACAGTGCCCGCAGCCCTGTGCAGTGCCAGGCCCGCATGGAGATCCTGCTCAAGAGCGTGATGAAGCTCTCCGGCCACACGACGAGCATGGCGTGCGTGGTCAACGCCACCGTGATCGAGCACGGCGACATGGTCGACCAGCTGCTCGACTCCGGCAAGCATCCGGCGTGGCAGGGCGAGCGGATCCCGATGGTGCGGCACTGGGCGACGCGGCACGAGGACATGTGGCTCGAGCAGTATGCAACGCTCCGGCGGACGTTTGCGAAGGACCTCGTCGGCGACCAGGCCCGTGCCCACCGCGAAGCCAACGAGTTCTATCTTGCGAACCGAGCCGCGATGGACGAGGGCTGCCTCGTCTCGTGGGAATCATGCTTCGATCCTGAGCGGGAAAACTCCGCGATCCAGCACGCGTACAACGCGTACCTCGACGACGGTCCGAGCGTGTTCGCTTCGGAGTTCCAGCAGGAGCCGATCCGCGACGAGGGGGCGGCCGCCGGGATCTCGGCCGAGGAGGTTCGCGGGCGGTCGATCCACGTGCCGCGGTGGCTGGTCCCACGCGGGCTCGACACGCTCACCTGTTTTGTGGACGTGCAGAAGGAGCTCCTCTACTGGGCCGTCGTGGCGTGGGGCCACCAGTTCCGCGGCCACGTCGTGAGCTACGGCACGTACCCCGACCAGGGGCGCGGCTACTTCTCGCTCCGCGACGCCAAGAAAACGCTCTCGCGGGCACACGGCAACAACGTCGAGGCCGCGATCCACGCCGGCCTCGAGGCAGTGGCCGCCGAGATCCTCGACCGGGAGTTCGCCCGCGAGAACGACGAGGCCGTGCTGCGCGTCGGCCAAATGTTCATCGACGCCAACTGGGCACAGACGCAGGGCGTGATCCGCGACTTCGCACGCCGCTCGAGCTACGGCCCGCGGGTGTTGCCGACGCACGGCCGGTTCGTGGGGGCCAGCGGCCAGACGATCAGCGACAAGGCCCCCGACCGCGGCGAGCGTATCGGCGCCAACTGGCGGACGAGCACCATCGGCAAGCAGCGGCACGTGCTGTATGACACGAACGCTTGGAAGACGTTCCTCATGGCCAGGCTGAAGCTGCCGGTCGGAGATCCGCAGGCACTGACAATCCACGACGGCAGCCACGACATGCTCGCGGATCACCTCGCGAGCGAGGTGCCGGTGCGCGTCGAGAGCAAGATGCGAGCGTGTGACGAGTGGAAGCTCATCCCGGGCCGCGACAACCATTTGCTCGACTGCGTCGTGGGGGCCGCCGTGGCGGCGTCGTTCTCGGGCATCTCAGCCGTCGGGGCCGAGGCCAAGCCGGCCGTCACCAGGAAGGTGATCACACGTGAGGATCTCGCAGCCCGCCGAGCCGCACTGCTTGCGAAGATGGGTAGGTAGTCGTGCTATTTGGCCAGTGCGGATGCCGTGGCAGTCTGCTGGTGGTTCAGTTTCTCCCACCAGAAAGGCATTACCACATGCGTTTTCTCGCTCTGCTCCTGCTCCTCACGCTCTCGTCCGCCGCGGTGGCCGACACGAACGTCTACGCTCGCAAAGTCACGATCGTGTCCGCCCAGGACCACGCCCTGGTGCTTGCCAGACGCGGCACGCTGGTGCACAGCCACTGCAACCAGACAGAAGGGATCGGTATGGGCTCGACCGCGGAGAGCGCCCGGCGCAACTGCTGCTACTTCGGCAAGCGGCAGATCGTTGAGGAAGGCGTCGCCTACTCGCCAGCCACTCGCAAATGGTTCGCCGTGATTCGCTACCGGTGACCCTCGTCGCCCTGCGGGCCGGTTCGCCGTAAGTCCCGCCGGGCGGCTTTCACTTTCTGGAATCTGGAATATGCCGCACGCACTCATCCGCTTCCGACTCCCCGAAGAGCAGTCGGAATTCGACACTGCGTTGCAGGGTGGCCGAGCGAGATCCGCGCTTTGGGATATCGACCAAGCATGCCGCTCGCTGCTGAAACACGGCGAGCCAACGAAGGCCGAGGCCGCACTCGCGGAACGCATCCGAGCCCTAATTCCAAGCGAGTTGCTCGAAGGTTAGTACGTGAACAATGGTACACTCACAATAGCGGGCGATCCGCCCGTCCAAGAGGTGCCAATGGCAGCCGCCGATGACGTTCTCGACGCTCTCGCCGCGAATCTCGCGCAGCCAAGGCGTGCACGCACCGACGCCGGCGAAGTCGAGCAGCACGACCTTGATCATCAGCTTGAAGCTGCTAGGTGGGTGATCGCGCAACGCAATGCGGCCACAGCGGGAAGTCCATTCGCGATGATGCGACGGGCCGTCATCACCTCCCCGGGGGCCAGCAGCTGATGGCCAAACGTGCCGCAGCCAAGCCGACGCGGGCTCGCCCCACCCTCAAGCAGACGGTGGCCGAGCAGAAGGCTGTCATCAGCAAGCTGGTGCGGGCACGGTATGACGCCGCGCAGACCACCGAGCACAATCGCAACCACTGGTCGATGGCGGATTACTATTCCGCCGACGCTTCCCTGGCTCCAGAGATCCGCCGGAAGATGCGAGCCCGTGCTCGCTACGAACGCGACAACAACGCGTATCTCGCTGGCATGGCCAGCACGCTGGCGTCCGACCTCATCGGCACCGGCCCGCGGCTACAGCTTGACTGCGGCCGCGACGCCGACGCTGCGAGCGTCCGCCGCGTCGAGGATGCTGTGTTTGAGTGGTTCCTGTCGATCGACATGGCCCGCAAGCTCAGGCTAGCAAAGCTCGCGAAGGTAACAGACGGCGAGGTCTTCGCTGTCGAGACGACCAACCGCCGGCTCCGCGGCGTGCAGCTGGACGTGAAGCTCATCGAGGCCGACCAGGTGACAAGCCCGGTGCCAGAGCTTTACGCGGCGAGCGTCGATGGCCTGCGATTCGACGAAGACGGCAACGTGTCGGAATACTACGTGCTGAAGCACCACCCCGGTGCGACGCTGTCGGGGTGGGTTGGCGACGGGCAGTGGTATCCGGCCGACAACGTGCTGCACTGGTTCCACGCGTTCCGCCCCGGCCAGCACCGCGGCGTGGGCGAGGTGGTGCCGGCCCTCGAGCTCTTCGCCATGCTGCGGCGTTACACGCTCGCGGTGGTGACGGCCGCCGAGACGGCCGCGGACTTCGCCGCGATCATCAAGACAAACCTCCCGGCCGACGGCATCGCGACGGCCCAGCCGGCGTGGGAAACCATGCCGCTGATGCGTGGCATGGCGACGAGCATTCCCGACGGGTGGGATGCCCTGCAGATGAAGCCTGAACAACCGACCTCGACCTACAGCGAGTTCACCAAGCGACTGATCAATGAGATCGCACGCTGTCTGAACATGCCGTACATCGTGGCCGCGATGGATAGCTCGGCCGCAAACTACTCGAGCATGCGGGGCGATTATCTGGTCTATCGCAAGCACCTGCAGTGCGAGCGCGTGGATCTCGAGCGGGTGATGCTCGACCCGCTCGTCGGCAAGTGGCTCGACGAGGCCGCCCTCGTGCCGGGACTGATCCCTGACGGTCTGCCGCCGATGGCCGAATGGACGTGGCAGTGGACGTGGGATGGGTTTGAGCACGTCGACCCGAAGAAGGAAGCCGACGCGATGGAGACGCGTCTGCGCACGCACACCACGACGCTCGCCGCGGAGTACCAGCGGCTCGGCCGCGACTGGCGGCAGGAGCTCGCCCAGCGTGCTGAAGAGGTCACGCTCATGAAGGAGCTCGGACTGTTTGTCGACATGACGCCGGAAGTGAATTACGGCGGCGACCAGGATCCCAACGCAGCTGCTTCGGCGGCGCGGCTTGCCAAGCTTGAACGCGACGTGAACGAGCTCCAAGACGCAGCGGAGGACCAATGTGGGACTTCGATTGGGAGTGGGACGACGACCTCGAGGAGTTGATCGAATTCCTATGAAGCGAATCACAACCGACGCACAGTTTTCCGTATCGACGCCAGCCGTTGCGGCTGACGGCACCAGTGCCGGCGGCATGCCGCGGTTTGAGCTCGTCGGCTACACCGGCCGGGCGATCCGGCAGTCGTGGAGCCGCAACCCGCTGGTCGTTGACCTGGCCGGCATGGATACCAGTGGCAACGTGGCCGTGATGTACGGGCACGACTACTCGCTCGAGGCGGCCATCGGCCAGGCGGACCGGAAAGACAACTCCGGCCAGGACCTGGTCGTCGCCGGCGAGGTCATCGGCGACGGCCCGCTGGTCGAGAAGGTGCTCGGCTATGCCCGGCGTGGCTGGAAGTTCCAGGCTTCGATCGGCGCCGACGTCAATCGCATCGAGAACGTCGCCCCGGGCGAGATGGTCACCGTAAACGGCCGGGAGTTCACCGGTCCGATCTCTGTGGTGCGTGCCAGCACCCTTAGAGAAGTTTCCGTAGTTCTGTTTGGAGCGGACGCCAATACGACCGCGGCAATCGCTGCCGAAGCGAGTGAGGATGTGCTCATGGCGGACAACGCCAACGAAACGCCCGACGTCGACCAGCCGGTCGTCGCGGAAGGCACGGCGAGCGTCGCCGTGGGCAACGAGAACGTGACCGTAACGGCCGAAAAGCCGGAGGTATCCGTGGACGAGATCAAGAAGACTCTGATGGCCGAGCTCAAGGCCGAGCTCCTCGCCGACATCCGGGCCTCCCGCCCGGCTGCCCCGGCGATTCACGTCGTGGCGAAGCCCGCCAACGACGCGAAGGTGGTGGAGGCCGCCCTCTGCATGGCGGGCGGTCTGACCGACGTCGAGAAGAAGTATGACGAGCGCGTCCTCGAGGCCGCCCACGCCCGTCGTGGCGAGGCGTCGCTTTCGCAGGTTGTGCTCGCCGCCGCCCGTGCCAACGGGTATGCGGAGGCCGGCCACCGGATCTCCGAGAGCAACTGCCGCCAGGTGCTGCGTGCCGCGTTCGCGACGCACAACATCGGGACGATCCTCTCGGCGACCTACAACAAGTTCCTCCTCGACGGCTTCACGGCCGTCGAGCAGAACTGGGATGCAATCGCCAGCACTCGAAACGTGTCGGACTACAAATCGGTGACGGGGGTCAGGTTGACGGGCGGCTTCGAGTTCGAGGAAGTGGCCAACGACGGCGAGCTCCGCAGTGCTGATGCCGGCGAGGAAAGCCGCACCATCAAGGCGAAGCTGTACGGCCGGCTGTCGAGCATCTCGATGGTCGACCTCGTGAACGACGACTTGGGTGCCCTCACCCAGGTGAGCTCGCGGCTGGGCTACGGTGCAGCGATCGGCCTCAACAAGGCTTTCTGGACGGAGTTTGAGGCGTCGAATGCCTCCTACTTCGCGAAGGAGACTGCGGCCGCCGGCAATGCCTTCTCGCTGACGTCCCTGCGGACGGCAGCGACCGGCTTCCGGAAGCTGAAGAATCCGGACGGCAACCCGCTCGGCGTTCCGCCCAGCGTGCTGCTGGTGCCCGCCGAGCTCGAGATCGCAGCGTCCGAGGTCATGTCCTCGAGCCTGCTGATCACCGGCTCCGACACGGTCCGCGGCAACGCGAACGTGCTCGCCGGCCGGTATCGCGTCGTGAGCTCGAGCTATCTGTCGAGTGCCACCAGCTGGTGGCTCGCGGCGGATCCCCGGGCGATCCCTGCGATGGAGGTCGCGTTCTTGAACGGGAACCGGCAGCCGACGGTGGAGTCGGCCGACGCCGACTTCAACACCCTCGGCATCATGGTCCGCGGCCACTGGTCGTGGGGCGTGGCCAAGGCCGAGAAGAACGGCTGCTACCGGATGGCGACGGCCTGAGCGTGACAAACCGTAGCCGGTCGGCGGCGTGCCCAAGCGCCGCCGGCCGGCATGACGACCGAAACAGTTCTCCATTTTCCAGAAAAGAGGTGATCCAGTGGCTTACGAGTACGAAGGTGAGAAGATTCGGTTTACGCCCACCACGGGCGTGGCCGCGGGCGAAGCGGTTGCAGTTGGTTCGATCGTCGGCGTGGCCTCGCGGCCGATCGTTGCGAACGAGCTCGGGAATCTGAACGTCAGGGGAATTTTCTCGGTCCCGAAGCCGACCGGCGCCGGGACCGATTACGCCCAGGGCAGCAAGGTTTCGCTCTTCGGCGGCCAGGCCGTGACCGGCGCTACCGGCACCGCGATGGGCTACGTGGCTGCGAAGCCGGCGACC